TGGCGTATCTAATGAATGGCAAGCAGTTTGCCGCTGCTCTGAAACATGGGTATAGGAGTGGGCTAGAGATCAAAGTAAAAGACTACTTGGTAGAGCGTAATATTCGTGTCAAGTACGAAGCCATCAAGATTGAATGGGAAGATCTTATGTACCGCACCTATACCCCAGACTTTGTGTTACCTAATGGGATCATAATAGAAACTAAGGGTAGGTTTACATCAGATGATAGACGTAAACATGCCGCTATTAAGAAACAGCATCCAAAGCTAGACATTAGGTTTGTGTTTGAAAGTAGTAGACGTAAGCTGAGTAAGGGTGCTAAGACAACCTACGGTCAGTGGTGTGAAAGAAATAAGATTTTGTTCTACGACAGGATCATCCCAGAAGATTGGTTAAATGAAAAGGGTAAGGACATGCATCCTGATCTAATACATTTCCCATTCAAAAAAGTGAAGAGGAAATAATATGGCAGAAGAAAAAGTATTTATGGACTTTGATCCAAATGATTTCATTGTACGTATCACACCTTTCCTAGACCAGAAGGGTAACTGGACAGGGGAGTTGATGGTAGGTACTGTGACTACAGGAGAGAACACTACTACAGATGATGACTACGTAAATCTAATGCGCTTATGTCACATGGTTTGTGCATCCATTCCAGCTATGGAAGATGACAATGACATACGAGACACACTTGCCAAGTATGCCAATGATGTGTTAGAAGAAGAGGCCGCACCAAAAGCTACAGTGGAGAGTGTAGAAGATAATGTGGTTAAAGTAAAGTTTAATTAGAGGAGATACGTATGTCAGATAAAGATATGGTAAACTCACCAGAGCACTACAACTTTGCAGGAGTAGAATGTATTGATGCTATTCGTGCAGCAACTGGTGAAGAAGGTTTTCAGTACTACCTGCAAGGTAACATTATGAAATACTTGTGGCGGTACAGATATAAGAATGGTATAGAAGACTTGCAAAAAGCACAGTGGTATCTAAACCAATTGATTGAGGAAGAGAACGGTGATAGTTAAAGTCTTCCTTACACTAGAACTAGACGAAGACGAATATCCTATTCCTGTGGATGGCTTTGTCGATGAAGAAGTAAAGGATGCACTACAGGAATTTATCTACGATGTAGATGGTATGAAGATTAAAGCAATGAAATTAATTACGGAGTGATGTATATGGACAATTATTTACCAACAGACTATCAATCCTTCATTCACAAGTCACGCTATGCACGATGGCTTGATGAAGAAGGTAGGCGTGAGTCGTGGTCTGAAACAGTAGAGCGTTACATGGATAACGTTGTACGTACTAAAGCTGGTGATGACAGCTATGTAAACAAAATACGTGACGCTATTGTGTCACTAGAGGTTATGCCCTCTATGAGAGCTATGATGACCGCAGGTAAGGCATTAGAGCGTGACAACACAGCAGGGTACAACTGCAGCTACCTACCCGTAGATGACCCTAAGTCCTTCGACGAGGCTATGTTCATCCTCTTGTGTGGTACTGGTGTCGGCTTCAGTGTTGAGCGTCAGTTCATATCTAAGCTCCCTGAAGTTCCTGAGTTGTTCGACAGTGATACCACAGTCGTTGTCAAAGACAGTAAGGAAGGTTGGGCTAAAGCGTTCCGTCAAGTTCTTGCTCTCCTCTGGGCTGGTGAGATCCCTAAGTGGGATGTCTCTAAGGTACGTCCTGCTGGTGCACGACTAAAGATCTTTGGTGGTAGAGCCAGTGGCCCTGCACCTTTGGTGGAACTGTTTAACTTTGCTGTCACTACATTCAAGGGTGCACAAGGCCGTAAGTTGTCAAGCATTGAGTGTCACGATCTTATGTGCTTCATTGGACAGATCGTAGTTGTAGGTGGTGTGCGTAGGTCAGCTATGATTAGTTTGTCCAACCTATCTGATGATCGTATGCGTCACGCTAAGTCTGGTCAATGGTGGGAGACTGCAGCACATCGTGCTTTAGCTAACAATAGTGTTAGTTATACAGAGAAACCAGACATGGAAACATTCATGCGTGAATGGCAAGCATTAGTTGAGAGCAAATCAGGAGAACGTGGTGTATACAATAGGCAAGCAGCTAAGAACCAAGCTAAAAAGTTTAAGCGTAGAAATCCAGATTACGAGTTTGGAACTAATCCTTGCAGCGAGATCATCCTTCGTCCATATCAGTTCTGTAATCTTACGGAAGTTGTTGTACGTGCTACAGACACTATGGAAGATCTTGAGCGTAAGATCCGTTTGGCAACAATTCTGGGAACTATCCAGTCAACATACACCAAGTTCCCATACTTGCGAAAGGTGTGGTCTACCAATACAGAAGAAGAACGACTGCTTGGTGTGTCACTCACAGGGATAATGGACAACCCCTTGATGACATTAAGTAACAAAGGATTGGAGAGTACTCTTGAACATCTTCGTGGGGTCGCTGTATCTACTAATGCTGAATGGGCTGACCGTCTTGGTATACCTGTTGCTGCTGCAATTACATGTGTCAAACCGTCAGGCACAGTCTCACAACTGGTGGATAGTGCCAGTGGCATACATGCTCGCCACAGTGCCCATTATATCCGTACTGTCCGTGGTGATAATAAAGATCCGCTAACACAGTTTATGATAGATCAAGGCATACCTAATGAGCCATGTGTTATGAAGGGCGATACGACTACAGTGTTTAGCTTCCCAGTTAAGTCACCAACAAAGTCAGTCACACGTAATGATATGTCAGCGATTGAGCAACTAGAGATGTGGCTTATGTATCAACGACACTTCTGTGAGCACAAACCCAGCGTTACAATCTCTGTACGTGAGGAAGAGTGGATGGAAGTAGGTGCATTTGTGTACAAGTACTTTGATGAAATGTCAGGTGTGTCATTTTTACCACACTCTGAACATACTTATCAGCAAGCGCCTTATCAAGAGGTAGACAAAGACACATATAAAATGGTACTACAGACTATGCCTGAACGAATTGATTGGGCTGGGCTGTCTGAGTACGAGAAAGACGATAACACTGTGGCAATGCAAACTATGGCTTGCTCTGGTGACGTGTGTGAAATAGTAGATATAACATAAAGGAGATATAATATGTTTGAAGTAATAACATTTTTAGCAGGTGCAGTAGTAGTGGCAGACTTCGTTATCCCAATGGTAGTGGATACAGTCTCAGGTATATTCTAATGTATGTGTTGGTGCTCATTATGACATTCCAAGGTGAGATGAAAATACAATCTTATCATACATTATTTACGGACTATGCTAGTTGCAGGAAAGTAGCAGCACCAATGGAAGAAAGATTAGTGAGCACTAAACCTGCACCAGAAGCAACCGCAGTTACGTACTGCATACAGTTACCAACATCTACATAAGGAGAAATAACATGGCAACATTAACATTAGATGACGTGGAGTATGAAACAGATAACTTCACAGAAGAACAAACTAAGATGTTACAGGAGATTACATTTAATAATAATATACAATCTCAACTAAACTATCAGTCCAACAGCTTGCAGATTGCAAGTGAATTACTAGTTGGCAAACTAAAGCAATCACTAGAAACACCAGCAGAATCGGAGTAAGTTTATGAAGAATACTAAGTCTTATAGAGAAGGTACTGAAGCGGAACAAGAGTTTATTTATTTACGTGGAGATAAGTTTGTACGTGCTGCAGACAGAAACGAAAACATAAATGAGCACTGGGATATTTTAGATAGTGAGTTTGGCAGAGTAGATGTTAAAGCAGCAAAGCGTAAGTATCGCAATGGTCCTGTAGATTACACACTGTGGTGGGAGCTAAAGACCGTAAAGCGTCCACCTAATAATGAGTCAACAAAAGGATGGGGTGTACCTAATGGTGTTGATCGTTACATTGCAGTTAAGACTGAAGAGTATTTTTATTTAGTGAAACCAGAGAAAGTAATAGATGAAATAAATGACAAATGTAAAGAGTACTACAGAGGTGAGTTCGGATTACATACACGTCCTAATCGTGGTGATCTAATGACAATACTACCTTTATCCTTTGTAGAGAAACACGCAGATCACAAACTTAAAATAGCATAAGGAGTTTCTTATGATAAAAAAGACTAGCAGAAAAGACCGTGGCCTTGGTAAGTATGACGCACCATTGCGCTTTCAATATGATCAAGGTTACTCAGCCTTCAAACGTGGGAAAACAATTAATCCCTTTCACAAGGATACAATGCAGTGCAGAGAGTGGGATAGGGGATTTAATAAAGCCTACTTTGAACAACTAAAAAGAGTATTAAAGTATGAACAAACTAAAGCAGGAAGCAGAGCAGTTTCTACAGGAGAAGTACAACATGTCTGATTTCAATTCGTATCAACGTAATGCATCTAAGACTGCTATCTATCCTGACCAACACAAGATCCTTTATCCTGCATTGGGTCTTGCTGGTGAGGCAGGTGAGGTAGCCAACAAAGTAAAGAAGCTTGTACGTGATGGGCCTGACAAACGTCCTGAGACATGGCGAGAGGACATAGCCAGTGAAATAGGTGATGTACTGTGGTACTGTGCTGCACTTGCTACTGACCTTAACCTTACCTTGGGTATGATAGCTGGTCAGAATGAAGCAAAGCTGAGTGCTAGGAAAACTGCTGGTACGATAGGTGGCAGTGGAGACACACGATAGACAAAAATAAAGGGGGCTTAATTGCCCCCTCTTTTAGTATGCACCTTTGTATGCTTTAGCTATTTCTATTAACACCTTGATGTCATCTGGATCTTGTGGGTCTGGTGTCTTATCAAACCTATCTACGAAATCTGTAGTAGCAAGCTTACGAAAGTTTGGCTGTATCCTACGATACGCAGTAATAGCACGAGCGTATGCATCACCCTGTGATACAGCACCATCCTTTATCTGACGTTTAAACTCAGTAAGTTGTTCAGATATTAGTGGACGTAATTTGTTTGCAACATACTCTTCCTCAGTAAACTCTTGACGTAATACATTAGAACCTTCTGCATACTCATTACGAAACTTATCCTCTTGCGTCTGTGCTAAATCTACCAGTACATCCATGTGACCGTTAATCATTTGCTGTTCAAAACGTTTGATGGTAGGAACCTTAGACTTACTGCCAAACTGCCTGTAATCAAAGCCTAGACTCATCAAGTATTCACCTGTCTCTGATGGACGAGATGTTAGTGACACACCTGCAAGTTTAAATGTAGGAAGTATACGTTCTTTACCATCAGGATAGAATGGATATTCTTGTCTAGGTAATTCTGCCTCTTCTTCTGCAGATAAACCAAAACCACGTTGTTGAAATGATCTTTTTATTTCATTGCCAAAGGATGCTATACCGTCAAACGTAGGATCTTGTGATACATCTTTGTACTCATCACCACGTACACCCAACCCACGTTGTGCATCAATTACTTGTGCAAAAGGTACAGCCCATGTGGTTAAGTAGTTTCCTATAGACCTACCTGCGGCACGTCCTACAGCTTCACCTGCAGTTAAGTCTGTTGCATCTGCAATCTGAGCAACCTCTTCAAGGATAGAATTACCAACACCAGTTCTAAAGTTACTGCCAGTAAACAGTTCTACAAACTCTTGTGTGTCGTACCAATCATCAAATGTACCGTCCATCAGACGCTTAGTAGCCTCACCTAGATACAGAAACTGTGCCATAGGATAGGTAGGTGTACTGTCCATCTGTGCCTCACTGCCTACAGCAATTTGATTGAACTCTGCAGGAGCTTCCTCTGAGCTACGATACCAGTATCCAGCACCAACAGCAGCCATACCCATCATGTTACGTGTAATACGTTGCCTGTCCTTTGATGACAAAGGCCCACTGCTTTTCATTGTAACAAGATCTTTTACTTTACGAGTAAGTGGTATAGACGCACCAGCAGCATACTGACCCATTAGTTCCATGCTGTTAAACATAAATCTTGGAAAAGGTATTACAACTGTAAGGCCATTACGTGTAATAAAATTAGATGTTTCTCTAAAGATTGGCACCTCTGGTTGTTTAGCGTAAGTAACATCTAATGCTTTAGTAACTGAGTCATCAACTAACTTTATAAAACTAGGAGAACCTTCTGGCCTAATACTTGATGCATCATTCATTAAATCTTTTAATTTTCCATCATTTAAAGCGTCAATTAAATCTATATCATAGTGACGTTTAGTAAGCCTTTCTAACTCACCAAAGAATTGTCCACGGCGTATTAAGTATTCCTGCCAACGGTTAGGTGTGTTAAGTGTATCAACAACATCTTCCATGCCAGATAATACTTTATCTATTTTACCGCCACTACCACGCCCTGTTAGCTTTTGTATTTCGTTAATGTTATTGTACATGGCGTCAAATTGTTTTGCCATCTCAGGACGTTCTAATATTAAGTCTGCATACCCCTTAGCCACATCTGGACGTGAGAACATATATTTCATATTACTGAAGCTGCCACTCCAATTGTCACGAGACAGTAGCTGACCTACACCAGCCATAGTACCTTTATTTTGTGCGGTGTAGATAGCGGTATCCATTATATTGCCAAGGCTTTCCAAAGGAGCACGTATTGAACCTGATGCAAGGTTACGTGCAGCTGTGGCTACCTGTGATACAAGACCACCCCTACGTATGTTTTCAACACGCATAATTCCCCTACGTAAATCACCAGCCTCACGTGCCTTTTTTGCTGCTTCGTCTGCATCAATGACATTTTTTGGTTTCTTACGTTTAATTTGAGACAACGAGTTAAGAACTTTACCTGCGTCTGAACCAGAACCCACAACAGTAAGTACATAATCTTCAAATGATAGTCCGTATTTATTAAGTATGTCTACTAGTTTTTGACCACCAATATCAGCATCAAAGTTTTCACTAATACTAAGATTTAATAGATTATCAATAATAGTTTTTTTATTATTAAATGCATCAGGCTTTAATTGTTTTAACTCTGCTGCCGCAGCTACGATACCATCAAATTTATTTGGATTTAAAATGGGTGATGTAATAGTATCTTCACCTAAAGATAAATCAAACAAAGCACCATCACGTTCTGTAATTTCTCGTGTAGTTGCTCTTCCAACGTTACGAGCTAATTCATCATCAACAAATAAAACACCGTCACGCTCTACAGATATAATCTTAGTATCATCTATGATAGTACCGTCAACATCTCTACCACCTATTTTAATTTCAAAGCCACGAATTAAATCATTAGATAAATCTACATGCTCTGATGCAGCTTTGGCGGCAACTTGACTTGCTTCTTCTGCAGCTTCAAGTGTAGCTAGTTTAGCACCTTCTGGATTATATCTATTGGCAGTTTGAAGTAATTTCTTTTGTCTATTTACATTTTTAATAGTTCTTTTTACTTCACCTGCCACACGCCTTGGCGCAAACAAACCACTAAGTGCAGGAATAGTTTCTGAAAATTCAGTAAACGTACCAAAGGACTGCAGTATTTCACCACTAAGTTCTCTAGCGTCATCAGACTTAGCGTATCTACCACCTGCAACTGCAGAGTTAATAGTATCATACAAGAATGGAACATTGTCTTTTAGTATATCTAATCCAGCAGTAAGCGTATCATCACTGTACGCAGATATTAAATCTACACCATACGCTACAGACATTAATGCTTTTGGCGACAGCTTAGATAGACCTAATTCAATTGCACCAGCATCACGTCTGCCTGACATAGAAATAGGATTACCTTCTTCGTCCAAGTTTAACATGCTATTTTCTATGTTCTTAGAAAACTCTTGCATCTCTTCTTCAGATAAACTGTCTAAGTATTCTATAGTTTCAGTGTGATCTTCTTTTGCTTTATCTACAGAAGACTTACGATCCGTTGGATCTTGTGTGTAATCATAGTACGGCACAGCATTATCAGGAACAGGCATCATACGTTTACTGTAGTATTCTACGTATTTATCGTCTTCTTCTGGATTAATCGTCTCAGGCTGTTTAACAATTTCTGTATCTGTATTTGTATTTTGTTGTATAAATTGAAGCATGTCATTAGCAGAAGGAGAAACTTTTTCCTCTTCAAAATTCTCAACTTCAATAACAGAAGGAGCAGCAGGGGTTTTCCCACTACTGCTCTGTATGAACTGTAACATTTCCTCTGCTGTTGCCATTATTGCACCATTGGGAATATCATAAAGGGCATTTTAGTTATAGGATCTGTGTAACCCGTATATACATATAAATTAGTACCATCATTAACTACAGTTCCTATACGGTATTGATTTGCTTTAGCTTTGTCTACAAATTGTTGCGCTGTTTCCGCAGGTACTGTTTTGCCAGAATTTTTTTGTTCAAAAGCATAGTCGGCTAATCCTACTTTAGCACTGTCATACAAACCACGAATGGCAAAGTTCATAGACTCTGATTGTATTTTTTCATTACGAGTAGTTAACTGACTTACTGCACTAAGATTTGCAATATCTGCAAGATACTCTTGTCCAGATTCCATATTATCAATAGTGTCATTAAGACCCAGTTTAAAACCAAAACGACTTAACGCATTAGAGCGCACTTCACGTACTGCAGTAGACACACCTGACAGTGTATATGACTCTGTATTAGTACCTGTCTTTTCACGTTCAGCTTCTTTCATCTTTTCAAGATCTGCGAGTAGTGCAGCTTGTTCTTGTTTTAATGCGTCTGCATTATCTCTATCAGGTTTTTGCGCTAATTCTTGAGATATAACAGCTAGTCTTGCGCTAAAAGAACTTTCAATTTTTGCTGGCTTCGCAAATAAATCTTTATACGCTTGTAGATTAATACCTGTACCACTAACTAAAGTGCTTGTTTCACCTTCAGTAGAAGTAAACCCACCAATGTCTGCAGGTTCTGCTGCATCTATAGTTTTATTTATAGTATCTTGATCTTCCGCACCCAACTCACCAGAAGAAAAATTAAATACAGTATTAGGATCAACACCTTTTTGCAAAGCTTGCTGTCCTGCTGTTACAGCAAACTCAGAAGCAGCTTTACCTTTACCCGCAATAGAAGCAGCAGTTTTTTCATCGTAACCAAGCATAGTCAACATGCCAATAGTTTCTTCTGCAATACGTTTTTCTTCATCACGTTTAGCTTGTTTAGCTAATCGTTGTCTAGTGGCAATACTTGTTGCTTCATCCTGCAATCTTTCTTGACGAGTACGTTCTTCATCTAAACGATCAGTAAGTTTACTGGCAAACCCTGCACCAAATCCTTGTAAACTAAAAGCCATTATACTCT